TATTTCAACAAGTTTCCCCGATGGAGTGTATGGGCGCGTCGCTCCTCGATCTGGGCTCGCTGTTAAGAAAGGAATCAATGTCGGAGCAGGGGTCATAGACCCAGACTATACTGGCGAAATTAGGGTATTATTATTCAATCACGGAAAGGATAAATTCGTGATTAAAAAGGGTGATAGAATCGCACAACTCGTACTCGAAAAGTGTGCGACTCCGGAAATTCATGAATTGGAATTATTAGAAGAAACCGAGCGAGGTGGTGGAGGATTTGGGTCTACTGGTGTCTAATTTATTTACTTTTATATTTCTTAATGTCTTTCTTCGTAAACGGAATTCGGGTTATGGGACTTTGTGGCGTTTTACCACTCTTCTTCGCCACACTCTTAATAATCTTTAAAGCGCGTTTATTATATACGTGTTTTACTTTACCATTACTGCCAGTATTCGACTCCAAATACACCCGTTTACTGGCTGGAATCATATTCTTCTTTCCTGGATACATTTCGTTATTAAACCACGCCACGACATTCTTGTTTTTTGTATTATTCTTGTTTTTGTTATTCGAATTAGAATTAGAATTAGAATTAGAATTAGAATTAGAATTGGGAATATATCTTAAAATACCGCGACGTTCGTTCAAAGTACGCTGTCTACTTTGTCGTTGTCCTTGTCGTCGTCCTCGAGTACCCAAGTCGGTATTATAAAATCCCGATCGAAAACTACCCATTGTAAACCTGGGCGCCGTCATTGATCCACCTATTCGCCGCGAACTACTAACAGGCATTATTACTATAAGTATATATTTTATATAAATAAGAACCGAGAATTTCTTATTAATATTGATATTAATACAATTTAACTATGATATTTATACGTATCGCTTAACAATGTAAAACATAGCGGCTGCAACAACACCGGTAGATGCAAGTCCAACCATGCTTCTATTACCATTCGCGTTCAAAAATTGGGGTACAAAATTCGCCAACTTCTCCTGGACTGGTTTACTGATAGCCGCGCCAGTACACGCAGCAATTAAAACAAGTTGCAATTGCTCGTCTGTGAGGTTAAGGGGGTTTCCTGTACTCTTCTTTTCTTCTGTTTGTGTTTGTTGTTGAACTGGTTGTTGCAAAGCCATCATTGGCGCCTGCATTTGAGATTGAACCATGCGTGGATCGGCGGCCATCATTGGTGGTTCGAGTGGTTCTTGTGTCTGGCCCATAATATCCGAAATTGGTGTAGAGTCCATTGTCTGTTTATCTTCACTTATATTTTTTTCAGGGAAATTCTGCGAAGTGTTTGGAATAAACGATGTAGATGGGTTATTTAACGATACCATACCATCACCTGAATCAGCTAAATTTAGCGTGTGTACATCGGTCATTTAATAATATCTAACTTTTTTCCCAAAAAACATTTACGCGCCTCGTCCTGTAGTTATCACGTCGTAATTTGGGTGTATTCCTCTTAACATCCGCCTGTATTTTGGTAAAATGTGACCTCTCTCCAAATCGGTCATGGTATCGTTGATGTGAATCTGGTTTTTTTCATGGTTTACATCTATATAAAATGAATATCCATGACTAAAAGTGGAATCATCTACAATTTCCGAAGGTAATCTCTTATGTGGGAATAATAACTCTTCGGGTAATCTCAACGAGATTGTGGGCTGTGCGTGCATTTTCCTAATTTGTCTTTTAATTAACTCTCGAACAAGCGTCATTTCTTTTTAGTTATAGTAAAATTTGTATTCTTTGACGCTGACTTAAGGTTTCCTTTTTTGATATTATCGTGTTTTGGATTAAACATCTTTTTATGTGTTTGCCAAAATTGGGGTGCGCCAACCTTAAAATTTTTACGTACACTCGCTTTATACCAGAATACACAGTCCTCAATTTTATTTGATTTGGAAGTATTATCAAGTACAAGACACTCGTAGTTTTCCGTACAAGCATCCATCACCTGATTAAACAAATGGAAAGAAGGGAAAATGCCCATGAAGGATTTATAGAGCTTTTCGCGGTTTTGTATTATATTCTCGCGTAAAATAAAAACATAGTCTACATTTGCGCGTAAAGCGGGTGGAAGGTCCATACAATATTGCATAGTAAGCATAAAGAATATTTTCCAATGTCTTCCGTTCATAAAACACTGTCTAATACATGTATCTTTCATGAATTTAGAATCATACATACAATCATCTAAAAGTAAAAATGCTCCACTATTCTGTGTCTTTCCTGAACCTATAAGTTTTCTCTGTCTCTCTAATACTCGTTCTATAGCCTCTCTATCATAATCCCCGTATATGAATAAATCTGGAACGTATTGTTGATAATAATGATTCCCCTCCTCTGTTGCCGACATCACAACGCCCGCTGGTAGATGTTTCTTATGAAACAATATATCCGTTACCAGAGTAGATTTACCAGTGTTACGTTTACCTATAAATACACAAACTTTATCGTCTGCCATTCGTTCAGGTTTGAATTTTCGTAATTGAAGATTCATCTAAAATATAGCGTCGTTTTAATTCACAAAATTTTACTCACGAATAGTAAGAATGGCCGGACGTTTAAATCTAGCTACTAAAGGGATTCCTGATAAATGGCTCACGGGAGAACCTCAATTCTCGTATTTCTTGATGAACTTCAGACGGCATACTCGATTCGCAGCAGAATCTATAGAAACACCTTTTGACGGCACGACTGACTTCGATAATATTTTAGAATGTCGTATACCCAATAATAAAGGAGATCTCATTCGAAGTATGATGCTTCGATTCACCCTAACACATCCTTCTGGAACAAATGCACGGTTTAATAAATCTATAGGTACTCGCATAATAGACTACATAGACCTATCTATTGGTGGTCAGACTATACAGCGTCTCACGGGTGAATACATATATATGTACGACCAGCTCCATAATACAACAGACGACACAAATCAGACACTCTATTTTTTAACGGGGCATGACCAATATATCACGGTTGGTAGTGAATTTACATATAATGTACTCATACCCTTCTATTTTTTCCGGCATCCAAGTTTAGCTTTACCTGTACACGCGCTCACAAAACAACTCGTGGAAGTTCGAGTTAAATTCAAACCATTAAAGGATGTATCTATATCCTATTCGGGTGGTACTGCATCTTCACCCCCTTCGAATGTTGCGTCTACTATGAAAAATCTATCCCTGATAACAGATTTCTTTTATATAACAGAAGATGAACGTAATTTCATGCTCACGAGACCCATTGAATATGTGATAACACAAGTTCAAAAATCGCAGTTTCGTATGGAGTCGGGAGAATCTAAAAAGGCAATCATGGTGAATTTTAAAAACCCGGTCAAAGAAATGTATTTCATAGCTATTAAAGATGGGGGAATAGATGAACATACAAAAATTAATAACGTTGTGTTAAAATTCAACAATAATACGGTTATAGATGCAGATTATATGATGTTAGAAAATGAACAACCTCTTAAATATCATACTGGATACCCAGATACTAACTCTAGATTTGGGTTGTATAGTTTTTCTCTTAAACCGGAAACATACAGACCGACAGGACAAGTAAATATGAGTCGAGTTTCTCATAAACTACTCGAAATGGAACTCGCTAATTCAAGTGGTAACACTGTTCGGGTTTATGCCGTAAATTATAACGTTTTAAGAATAGAAAGCGGCCTAGGTGGTTTAAAATTTTAGATAGTAATAATAGTAATGGCTGGTAGAGTACAACTCGCAACATCAGGCCCACAAGACATATTCTTTACAGAAGACCCAGAGTATACGTATTTTATAAAGAATTTCAAAAAACATACAAATTTTTCTACGTTCTTTGTTGATCTCGACGTGGATGGTGAAGTAGAATTTGGAAATAATTTACGTTGTACGATTCCACAAAATCAAGGAGATCTCTTAAAAACTCTAAGTTTTAAAGTTGAATTATCACCCATAAACCAGTCCTTGGTAGGAGGCACGGATGGGACTAGGTATAACGAATCTATTGGACACGCTATGTTTGAATATGTAGAGCTTTTTATTGGGGGACAATTAATACAACGCATACCACGAAACTTTCTACAAATTTATAGCGAATTGTACGTAACACAAACAAACCAAACCCCATTAGCTACCCTCATAGGAAAACCACCAGGTGAATTATCTGGATCTAAAGTTAATGGTTCGGATATATTGGGATATCTCCCGTATGCCACTGCGTATACTAAATATTTTGTAGACATTCCATTCTATTTCTATAATAATCCAGAATTGGCGATTCCATTATGTGCCATAGATAAACAAGAAGTTGAAATCGTATTTAAATTGGCGAATTCTGCGGATTGTTATCACTATCAAGAAACTTCTGGTGGGCATCTACGCAGATACGGTGTAGAAATCAAAAACCTTATTAAAAGTCTCAAAGTCACTGCCGAAATGGTCTGTTTAGATGAACCAGAACGAGCTAAACTACAAAGCAAAAAAATTGATTATATAGTAACGCAAATACAGGAAAATACATTTGACCCACTTCCCAGGGAAGATAACCATAACACATTTTCAGAAGCGACATATAGACTGAATTTTGTAAACCCTATAAAAGAACTATTCTTCGTGATTCAAAAGGTCATAACAGTACCCATTAGTAGTCGGTGGGTATCCGCCTTTGATTGGGACCACACCGAACAAATTCTAAACACGGGATCTTCTCACTCGAGCGCTATTCCTATGTCGAGATATATAAATTATGAAAATCTTCATAATCTTTCATTAACACTCGATGGGGAAACTATTTTGGACGAAGATACAGGTAGTTTAATAAATCTACGCGCAGTTCAAAGTGGTATACACCATTCCCGAACACCCCTTTACCGACGTTTCTATTCATATAGCTTCAGTCTCGAACCAGAGCGTTGGTACCCAACTGGACAGAAAAACTTCAGTTTTATAAAAAACCAAAATCTCAAAATAAAAATCAACCCACACGTCGGATTCGGGGACCGCGGCTTGCGTGTATATGCCCTAAGTTACAACATACTCCGCATTGAAAATGGAATCAGTAAAATACTATTTATACAATAATGGACATCGAACAAACGGCCATTGATATAATTCAGCCCGTATTAGAACAAGCTCTGGTATTATCAGGGGAATACGCAAAAGCGTGTGGGCGTGATACAATTTTATCCCAAGATATGGAATATTGTATTAAATACTGCGCCATGAACACCGTAGGACTACATTCCGGTTCCCTTTTTCCGGAAATATATGACGGTGATGACGAAGATAGTGATGAAGAAGATTTTGAAATTGTTAACGAAAAAAAAGAAGGTTTAAAATTTGAACGTTATTCAGGGGGGGATGATAAATTCCTAAAAATAAACGAATCCTACGATATTTGGGACGAGTGGGTGCCTCAAAATGAAGCGGAACAAATGATAAAAGATTCCATCGATAATAATTCCGAATTAACTGATAATAATTACGATGATTTCTGGGAAAGAACGCAATAAATAAAAAACATTTATCATATTAATGGAATTAGATCCTACCGACGAACCATCAGGATGGGATGTCATCGATTACAAACACTTTAGTGTGTGTGGAAGCGATACTTCTGAAACTGAGACGGATACGGATACAGAATCGTGTACGGATTCTACCGCCAACTCCCAAGAAGGTAATAAACCTCCTAAATTTAACAAAAAGGTCAAGGATATGAAAGGATTTGAAAAAACCGAATATAAGAAAATATTAGTCGAGGAGGAACTACTCCCAGAATAAAATATCTTTTAATAGTATAAAAAATGGACGAAACACTCACTCTTGTTACTCAGGAACTCGAATCTCAAAGCCTCAACGCTGTTGTCGCTGGCTTCAGCTTCGCTGCGGCGCTCTCTTGGATGGATCTCGTGCGATGGGTTATTAACCAAATCGTCAAGGTTAACAAGAATGGTGGCGCTAACTACGCTTTGACTGCGATCTTCACTACCTTGTTGTCGGTCCTTGTCTATCTCGGTATTTCCAGAGTGTCTCCTCGTGTCGAGAAGCCACGCACACCAGTCTTTGCCGTTACTCGATAGATTTTGGTTTCCTCATAAATATCAATAATATGAGACCGGTCAATACTATTACAAAAATAGATACAAATGCATCCCATCTATGCGGATCCTCTAATTCGGGGATTTTCATAGGCGGTGGGAGAGACATGTCTCTCATGACTTTAGGAACACTCTCTAGTTTATTCGTAGAACACGTCACTGCTAGTTTAAGTATATGATTTGCACTTCTAAAATCATACGGAATTAATTGATTATTACTGCTGTAAAAGAATTGTACACGCAAACTCGTTATATTCCGAGGTCCAGAATCAAAATTATGCTCAACAATGTCGTCGACACCCGAAAAATTAATAACATCCCCACACATCAGGATGCGACCCGTATAAAAGGGAGTCTTTGAAAATATAGTCTTGTTAAATTCTTCAGAACCACTACTTAATTTTACTATAATCGCATCAGGTCCCTGTATATTTATAGAGCCTGTTTTTAGTGTTTGTGTTCCACCTACGCTCGTGGATGAAACATTACTCGCAGAAAATCCCAAAATATCGTGTGGTGTCGTGTACCCATCTACGAGTACATTGGTGTGATACCCACGCACACCTCCATAAAATTCAAGTGTAAATGGCGTCGTCGAATTTGTAAATACGATATCATTCGTACCAGAATCGTACGAAGCTGTCGCGATATTTGAGCAAGCTGAAGACATTGCTGAAGCGAGTGTAGCGCCCGTATAGTTATCATTTGGTAATGACGTCGTTATCCCATTCACGGAAAACGTATTGTTGCGCTCATTGATTAACATTTGACTCGCGTGTATCCGGGCTGATATAAGTGAAATTTTAGTCACATCGTAAATTGGATTTTTTAAACTCACGACATAGTCTGCGGGGTTAGGATATAAAACGGGATCTCTTTCGCCACTATCTATGTCTAAGGTATGTACCTTCATTAAAATATATGGATAATATTTTAATGATTGTTTATCTCGATCTTATCTTGATTTTATTACAATTATGAAAGACTATGCGCGAGTGGGTTCTTCTGGAGTTGGTGTTTAGCCAAGTCCAAATTCATATTACTCGCGTGTGGGTTATAAATGCCCTTATATGCGTTAAACTGGTGGAATTTGGAGTTATTGTATTGCTGTGTCCACGCCCCATTAGCAGCATTCACACGTCCATCTATTCTACTAGAATCAGAGCGCACACTCGTTACTAAACCACCTTGATTAAGTGGTCCAGCTCTGACATTCATTCTACCAGCACCACCGGCTCTGTTTGGTTTTCCACGACGATCATCTGGTCTGAACCCGTAATTCTGTAATTCTTCGACTGTGTGTGGTGTACCGTAAATTCTCTTTTCTCCAATCTTACTACCCGGGGCATTAATGTATCCGTGATGGAAACTATGTATACCCGGAGCTGGTTGATTCGCGTATTGGTATTGTTCTACATTGCCATCCTTCTTATTACGCGTAGGATCTTGTGCACGGGTGCTCATTGGTATAAACCGCTTCGCGGGTGCGTTCGAAAGACCGTCTGTTCTCAACCCGGTTTCGGCTCGATTCGTGGTACGCTTTGTACGTTCGTGTTCTTGTCTCGGAGTAACGCCGGTCATACCTTGAGCTCGTCCTGGGACTGTGGGAAGCCTCTCTGGAAGGAATGCAGTCTTTTCTGGTCTGTTATTACCAAGTTCCCCCGCAAGTCCTCTTCGACCA